GGTCAAGCGTATGCTAACGGACAAGACTCATTTGCAGCAGCCATTGCAACCAACAGTAGCAGCTATGGCGCTAGTGGTTCTAAAAGCATTGCGATAGGCAATTTAGCCAAAGCTACAAGCTCAAATTCAGTTTGTATTTCCAACACAAGCACAGCATCTGGCTCTAATGCCGCTGTATTAGGCGGTTCTAGTGGAACAGCCTCTGGTTCAGGATCAGTAGCATTGGGAGGAAGTTCTAATGTATCTGATGGAGACTTTTCGACTGCCAAAGGTTATTACGGCAATGCTAACGGGGTTCGCTTAAAACACGCAACAGGGATTTATCCCAACCAGCAAGGCGCTTATTATGTTCTAGGTTACACAACGTCTAACGACACTCCAATTGCTCTGAACACAAGTGTTTGGACGCCTAGTGCTACTAACCAAATTGTCCTACCCAATAACTCAGCTTTTGCATTCCACGGCACTATCGTAGGCCGTCAGCAAGCGGCTGATGGTACAGCTTGTGCAGCTTGGAGGGTCGAGGGTTTAATCCGCAGAGAAGGTTCTGCTGGCACAACTGTACTGGTCAACTCAGCAACTACTGTCTTAGACAATACACCTAACTGGGGCATGGCTTTATCTGCGAATACATCACTTGGCTGTCTGAAAATAGAAGTAACTGGTGCAGCATCAACCGACATCAGGTGGGTGGCTACTGTCCACACATCTGAAGTAACTTACGCCTAAAAGGAGATACCAAATGGCTATTCAACACAACATCGAACAAGGTGCCTCTCAGTACGGCATCGCATTTAATAATGCATACTACCGCATCGTGACAGCGGCTGTATCACGCCAACGTGGAACTGACCCAAAGTTCTCAGTCATGATTGATCTGTCAGCATATGCTACAAACTCACCCACAGATGACACTCGTGAGGTGGCGTTCTTACGGTTCAACGCAAACTTGACTGACATCGAAGCTGCATCTGGCTCAACATTCTTAGACAAGTGCTATGCTTGGGTCATGGCTCAGGATGACATGGACGGATCAACGGCCGTTTAAGGAGTAACACATGCTAGGTTTCAGCCCACTAGCGTCTGCCCCACTAGCGGATACTGGGGCTGTTGCAGCTGTTGCATATAACTTAACAGCAGATGCTGGAAGTTTTGCTCTTACAGGTCAAGATGCTGATATCCTGATTGGGGAAATATTTGAAACAGGCGCGTTTGCATTATCAGGGCAGACTGTTGGTTTAAACAAAGCTGTAAAGTTGTCGGCTGGCACTGGTTCGTTTACCCTAACAGGGCAAAATGTTTCGATTGCTGTTAACGTAAAGCTTGTTGCTGATGTCGGTTCGTTTGCTCTTACAGGCCAAGACGTATCTCTTAAAAGATCTATAACTGAAAGCTTTGGCGCGGGTTCGTTTGTTTTAACTGGTCAAAGCATTGTCTTTATAAACGGTAAGTCAATTGTTGCAGACGTTGGGAGCTTTGCCTTAACAGGGCAGGATTCTTCTTTAGTTTATATTAAGGCTATTGTCGCCAATCCAGATATAGATGTTGCTACTGAAGCAATAATTTACAGCTCTACTTCTCAGGTTTTAGTAACAACAAGTTTCAATGATGTTATCATTCATGAGGATATAGTGTTTGCAAATGTAGCTTAAACTATTGTAGTTAAGGGAAAAGGACTGAGGTTATGACATTTTACATAAAGCAAAATGATACAAGACCCATCTTGTCAGCCACTCTAGTTAATAGTGATGGTAGTGTTCCAGATTTAACTGGCTCTACTGTTGTATTTAAAATGAGAAAGTTGGGTGAGTCTTCAGCTAAGGTAGATGCAGCAGCTGCTATAACTGGGGCAACAACAGGCGATGTGCAGTATACTTGGATTGGTGCTAACACAGATACTGTTGGAAGTTATGAGGGTGAGATTCAAGTTACTTTTTCTGGTGGCGGGGTGCAGACATACCCAAATAGTAAATACATAGAAATAGAAATTTTGGATGATATAGCATGACTAAGCAAACTGTTGCCTCTGCACATAATAGAATTGATGCTGTTGAGAAGCAGTTAATAGCTATGAAAACTGAAATGGATATCCAATTCAAAGATTTGTTTAATCGTGTAAAGCGGCTTGAGGCTATTATGATTGCAACAAGTGCATTCATTATTGCTTTGCTTTTGCGAATGAACATGATGAGCTAAGTCATGTTAGCTGAGTTAGCCGCAGCCAACGCAGCTTATTCTACAATTAAAAAGTTTGTATCTAATGGCAAAGAAGTTAGTGACTTTCTTTCGCCTCTTAAGAATCTTGTTGGCGCAGAAGAAGATCTAAGGGCAAGGGGCAATCGTAAGAAAGATGGCTTGTTCTCTAAGGTTATGGGCAAGTCTGCTGATGACTTTGATGAGTTCATTGCACTGCAACAGATACAAGAACAACGAAAAGAATTAGAATCTCTTTGTCGTTTGTATGGCAAGCCCGGCACTTGGGATTCTTTTTTAATTTTCGAGGCTAAGATGCGTGTTCAGCGAAAGAAGGAGGCTGAGCAAAGGCAGAAACAAATAGCTGCTACAATTAAATATATTTCTTGGGGCGTGATTGCTTCGTTAAGCCTTGGCGGTTTTGCTGTTTTGTATTTCTTAACTGAATTTCTGAAAGGAATGAGATGACAATAGCTATGGAAAAAATATTAGCGTGGAAAATAATGCCACGGATTATGATGTTAGTTATGACCATTATGTATATTCGCGTTATAGAATGGTTTATGTCTTTGCCTCAGGATGTGGTCAGCACTCAAGCTACCGCGCTTACAGCAACGGTTACAGGCGCTCTAACAGGTGCTTTTGCAGTATGGGTAGGGTCTGAGAAATGATTGGTCAGATTATAGGTGCAGTTGGTGGGTTAGCTACTAGCTATTTAGATGGTAAGGCTGCTGTTCAGAAGGCTAATGCAGAGATCAAACTCAAGCAAGCTACTGGTGAAATGGACTGGGAGCAGTCAGCAATAGAAGCATCGAAGGATTCTTGGAAAGACGAGCTATGGACTATAGTTTTTGTAGCTATCCTTTGTATGAATTTTATTCCTTCTATGCAGGATGTAATGGCAGTTGGGTTTGCTAATTTAGAAACTACACCGCTCTGGGTGCAGTGGGGAATGTATGCTTCAATAGCAGCCAGCTTTGGCATCCGTACAATGAAGGGGTTAAAGAAATGAGTTTTAAATTATCGCAACGCAGTCTTGATAGAATGGACGGTATAGATGAGCGCATGATTTCTGTAGTTAAGTTTGCAATTACTGCAACAAAAACAGACTTTGGTGTTATTCAAGGTATGCGTACTCTTGAAATGCAGAAGGCGTTAGTAGCTAAGGGCGCTAGTCAGACTATGAAGTCAAAGCATTTAGATGGATTAGCTGTTGATTTGATGGCTTACATTGAGGGTCGTGGTTCTTGGGAGCTTAATCTGTATGACGATTTAGCTGACGCTATGAAGGAAGGCGCTGAAGCTGCTGGTGTAGCTGTGCGCTGGGGAGCGGCTTGGCATATAGATGACATCCGCACATGGGATGGCACTATGGAGGAGGCTATGAATGCTTACGTTGATTTACGCAGAAGTCAGGGGCGAAGGCCATTCATTGACGGCCCTCACTTTGAGTTAATGCTTTAGGCTATTAATTTTATCTGCGTGACGAGATAAAGTTTTTAAAGTTAGGGTGCGAGTGTATCCCATAAAGGACATTCGTCTGCATATAGAGTCTCTGCTCTTACCTTCTAAGGCTAGTCTTATTATTTCTTTTGTTTCTGGCTTGGCGTCTTTGCCACCCATATAATAATTGGTATTGTTTTGTTTTAAAAATCTGCTTTGGCCATCTCTTTCTTTGGCTCTTTTATTAACTTGCTTTGCGTCTTCAAGCATTGCAGCTAGTAACTTCTCATTCATAATTGTTTTCTCCCCTGCTTTATTACGGGCCAAAATATATTGTTGCGGTGAATAAAATTATTCAACCCAGTTAGCTTTACGTCAAGGATTTTTGCTGCTTGTGTTTGAGTGCAGCGAGATTTTGCTAGTACTTTTACTAACTCTATTTTTTCACGGCGATGCCGAGTTTCTATTTGCTTCCATGTTTCCATGCTGTTTCCTTTGGGTAAAAAAAAGCCCCACTTAAGCGGTGAGTTAAGTGAGGCAGTTGTGAGGAGGGCAGGACGCCCCTCGAGTTCTGGAGAACTAATTTAGCTTAGAACGGAATGCTATCTTCTGACAAGGGGGAAGATGCAGTTTGTTGACTTTGTTGTTTGTCGCTTATCTGAAAAGACATATAAGGTTTACCATCTTTCATGCGTCTCCATCCAGCAATACGTTTCTCCTCACCAACTGGCCCAGAGTAATCGGGTGCTGCATCATTGCCTTTCTTGTCGTTGTCAAACATGACCGCCATCTTTTGATAGACTTCGACAATGCCACGCCCATCTTTGGTTTGGTCTTTGACAAGAACTACTTTTGAATCTACGCCCTCTACATTGACCTTACCTTGTAAGATCATTTGCTGTGTTGGAAATGGTGTGAAGGCTGCGCCTCTATTTGTGTCGTCGTACTGTTGATCTGCCATGCTTCTGGCTCCTGTTTTAAAGTTAGTGGGCGGTTCTTGGGAAACCTGCCGCCCTTCAGGCTCTTAAACCCACTAGGATATAGTGTGTCCCAAGAATTACCATCCGTTGCTTTTGTTACCACTGTCTTGATCGTACTTGTTGCCATCCATCTTACCTAAGAAGATGTCAGCATCACAGCCAATGTGCGACAATGCTTTGGTTAGGCCATCAGTGATAGCCATCTTCGGTGCATCTTCAGCCATACGACCCTTAGCTGCATCAAAGAACTTACGGCACCCTGTGAAGGGGCCAAATGAATTTGCTGGCGATGTATGCCAGACAGTAACATGCGCTAGCACAGCGCTGTCTCCGTTGCTTACTGGCACAATCTCTGTTGTGTTGTGCCAGCCCCAGCCATCACCGACTGCTCCGAACTGTTCGGTCATCTTTCTGACTTGGTATTGCGGGTCGATGGCGGTGAATGATCGGCTGCCGAAGCTAACCTTCTTCAGATATTTGGGGTCTGAAGAGGCTAGCTTGTTCCAGATGTCTAGGTTATTAGTCATTGTTAGTTCTCCTTGTTATGCGGAGTGATCCCCGCTTGTCTCGTTTGATTGTAAGGTGGTCGCAGTAAACTTCTCGTTCGTTACTACTGACCATGTTTTTGAGATCCTTTTTTGCGTTTTCGAACACGCGGTTATGTTCGTACCCGTTGATGTAGGTAATTGCTGCGTCGATGAACTGGTTGTCTGTGCTGGCGTCTCGCTTGACCATGTTGTCCACCTCAACCTTGTCAATGGAGATGTCTGGCGTTTGAATACCAATCGGTTCTTCGTCGCGTACAACGTAACCCCAGAAGTCTGACACCACTGCCCACATAGAATTGAAATACTTGTGGTTGTATGAGACATAGGTTGATTCCCATTTGCTGTTGCCAAAGATTACTGAGAAGTATGCACCATCTGTATCTGACAAGTAGCAGTACAATTGTATCTGCGGCATGTAGTATTCGATGACATCATCTATATTTTTGTATGGATTGGTGTGCTTGGCTTCAACAATGCGAGATCCCCAGCGAGCATCTATCATGCCTTTAGCTGGCACAGTGCCAATCATATCTTCTAGTTCTTCTTGATGCCCAGACAATACGCAATCATGCTCTTGTTCAAACCATTTAAGATTGAAGTCTTCAGTCCAGCTACCAAGCTGTACTGCAATATTGCGAGACAAGTCGTCTGGATCTACGCGACCAGTCTTGATCTGCCATAGCTCAAGCCAGTTACCTTGCATGATTTTTACGCAGTCACTGCCGCCTATGAAACCTTTGCGGTTCATTTAGTTCTCCTTTGTAACCATTTAAATGGCTTTCTATTTGTACACTCTACTGCATATACGCAGCTTACTCAAGGTATTTTTTAAAGTCAGCGTGGTGTAAGTCAGTAAGCTCAAGAAGTTTTTTCTTTTGTTCGCCTTTAAGATATGACTCGCCAACAGGCTCACCATTTTTAATGCGCTTGGCTATAATTTCATACTCATCTAGTACATAAGAATATTTTTTGTATTCTTTAGCGTAATGTGGTGAGCTTGTGGCTTTGGTAATGTGTGCATCCCACACGCTGCTAGCTACAGCAGTACCTATTGATTTAGGTTTTTTCATGGCTTGTAATACTCCGCTACTTTTTTACCGTTTGCTAGCTCAATCATATTTTTTTCTACATGAAAGCCAGAAGTTTTTAGCTCAGATATTCTGGCTGATAATCTAAAGCAGCCATATAAATCTAATGCTCCCAACGAAGTTAAGGTATGACCTTTTTCAAGATGAGCTTTTATCATTTTGTTTTGTGATTCCATGTGCGTTCTCCATGAATGTTAAGAATTGTTCGCCAGTCATTATGACTAGCGTTTGCGGACTGCCTGTCCGTCTTTTGTAGAAAGCAATGTCTCGCTTATCTAATACTGTGTATGGGCTGGGGAAGTTAGACTTGTCCCTATACTTTACTTCTCCCACCAGTTCTTGGCCGAAGAGTTCGAGCTTGATGTCTCCGCTATACTCTCCTCCCAAACTGCCTGAGAGGGGTTGCCTCTTGGCTTTGATACCCGCTTTTGTAAGCCAGTCGACGAACCACTTTTCGTGGTAAGTTCCTTTGTTTTTGTTACGGTTTGCCACTTGTCCTCCTCATAGCAATGAAGGCAGACGTACCAATGTTTCTCGTATGTACCGCCGCTATTGTTTTTAAGTATTGCAACGAACCAAGTTGTTTCTGTTTTGCAAGCAATGCAGTTAATAGCTTGTGCTTTTTTCAAGCTTTAAACTTAGATCTAATTGAAATGTTCTTGCGCTTTGATGGCCCTACTTTCTTTGCGTGTTCTCTCATTTCATTAGCCTTGTGTAGATACTCAATAGCATTTGAAACTTTACTTGCTGTTTCATACCTAAGCTCAGACACTAAGTTTATTGTACGATAGTAAGTTGAGGTTGGTACATCAGCTTGCTTGAATGCTTTAAGCAAAGGGATATTGCACCCCTCTGCTTTGTCTTCTAGATATTTGAGATATGATTTCATGCTGCATTAGTGCAGCACTTCATTCATCGTTGTCAAGATCTTCTGGTTCTATCTCAATCTCGCAGTCACCATTACAGTTAAAGCAAGTGTCTTTGTATTCTTCTTCATAGCCTACATCGACATCGAAACCTTGCCTAATAAATCTGGTGTAAGTCAGAGTGCCATGACCGTAGCACTCTGGGCATTCAATAAGGGATGTAGTCATCAACATCTGGTATGTCATGGTTGTCCTCCCAAGCTTTGGTTGCACGTTGTAAAAACTTCTCACGATTAAAACGTGGGTTAGTTTTTTCTAGCTCATCAGCTATTGAGTGCAGGTGAGAGGGCCAACCTACCATTGGCCCAATCGTGTCTGCAATAAATTCATAATGCTGTTTACTCATTTGCATGTTTGCTTTCCTAATCTATAAAGTTAGCTACTGATTTGTCCCAGCCTTTTATCTCATAAGATTCTTTGTCTACTTTTGCGCTTTTTAATGGCAGATTATCTATGAATTTATTCCAAGATAAAACAACAAGTCTTTGCTTGGTTACTGTTGTCATTTTCTTAAGTCGATGAGCATCTTTGTGAATTAACTCTCTAACAAAATAAATAGGATCATCTTCGTAGTTAATTTGTCCATCCTTCCAAGAGCGAATAAACTGATTAGCAGCCTCTTCAGAACAAGTAACTTTACCAATATAATGGATAGCAGAAAGTAATGAGTCACATTTTGGGAATGTGTTTTTTACAAAAGAAACGCTATCAATTAAAAGAGGATGTGCATCTAACACTTTGTCTAATTGTGCTGACGTTATTCCATTATTTTTAGGATGTTTTCTAGCAATTAAACAACTATGTGTTACAGCTGATGCTAATGTAGTGTAATTTGTATAGCCACGAAGTTTAAGTCTATCACCATATGTTCTTGTTCTTCCACTATCTATAGTGCTCATAACATTTTCGTCTAAGCCTTCAACAAGTATAGTCCAAAAAGATAAATTAGTTTGAACAGAAGCTGTTAATCTTTGCTGTCCATCAAGCAATATTTTATTATCTGATATAGAAATTGTATGCCCGTTATAACGAAAGTCATTGTTAATCATATCTCTTGCATACTGAGCAACCTTTCGCTTGTTTACTTTTCTGTTCTTAATATTTTTATTAAGCAAATCTGCTGCTATTTCTGGAGTTATTAGGGTTAGCTGGTGGTTAATATTTGGTCTTAAGTTAGTCATGGTGATTCTCCTTATACCATATCGTTCCATTGTTTTGATTTCATTGCGCTAGCAATTTGTAGTTCACGATTGTACTTAGCAATCTCTGGCTTACGCAGATCTTGTGTGTGCGTAGCCCAGTAAGTAAGGCAGTTGTATAGTGCCCACTTATTTGAGCCGAGGCTGCTGCGCTCGTTGCTCCAAATACTTAGCAAGTTTTCTAGTTGCTTTTCGTTGGTCTTGGTGACTGACTGCTGACGTGTGAATGCTTTGCAGACAGTCTTTTTAAAGAAGTTTTCGATTTGTGGTTGCTCTAGTTTGGTTTGCATCCAGCTTTGCCAGACATCTTTACGGGATTTGAAATGCTCAAGTCCATTGACTACCTTGGCTGCTGCGCCTTCGACGTTGATAGATGCAGTGTGCTTGTATCTACTACGCGCCACTGTGTCGGGTGTGGTGCAACCATTGAGGCACCATAGCCGTAAGCCATTGGCTTGCTGAGAGAAAGACCAAGATGCATCGTAGCTATTGAAGAAGCTAACTCGGAACTTAACGTAATCACCAACTGCTGGTTCAACAGTAAGATTATTAAATAGTATCTCACCTCTTAGTTTGCGTCCGTCTTCAAGCACATCAACGCTTACTTCATAATCGTCTGATAGATCTGCTGACTTTACTCCGTCGAGAACTGAGTTAACTACATCATCGTGTGATACAATCTTGTAGCGTGATCCGTGTACGCCCAACACCTGATCGGTGTCGGTACGCACAACGGCTTGATGACCAGCAATGATATTGCCAAGCTGATCGTGGATTGGTTGTTGTTCAACTGGAAAGTTGAAGTCACTCATTGAGAAATGTTTCATGCTATACCTCCTCTAGTTTTGCATTTATGTCTGCAAAGCAAACTGCAATTTGTTCCATTGCATGTGGCGTGGCGCAATTAGCAATTGCACTTGTGTTATCTTTAAGAAACTTATGGATTGCATTGATGTCACCTTTGGTAAACATTACAGACAAAGGTAGATCTGCGTAGTCAATGTAGTTGAGTCTCATGTTAGTTCTCCATGGGTTATGCACTGCATTATTGCAGTAACAATAGTTAAAGTCATTAGTTACGTTACGTCACTATACTATATTACTCGGACGCTTTTGGTTTTCGTTTTGGTTTTATCGGTGGCGTTTCATACTTTTGAATAACGCATTGTATTTCACCAATAATAATATCCGAGTTAAGCTCGACGTAACGGTCGCACTCTTCGGGTGAATTGAATGCAACGAGCGCAATCCAAACTGTCTTGAGCATGCTGTCTCCTAAGTTAGCAATGATAAGCATAGAAACAGTGCCGCAAAGAGCGACACTGCTGTGATAAGATTAAGTAAAGATAGCATTACGCTGCTATCTTTTTGAATTTCTTAGGCTTGAAGTTTTGATTAGAGCTACCATTGGGAAGCCAAGTCTCACCACCTGTTAGCTCTTTGTAAACCTCAAGGTCTGCATTGTGACGATACTTTAGTTCGTCTATCTCTGGTGGGATACGCCCAAGGATATACTCACAACGTCTTGCTTCTGAGATGTCGTTCTCATTAACAGCTATATCGTATTGAGCTACAAGATCGTTGTAATAATCAGACTTAAACTTGACTGCTCTAGCTGATGCAAAGCAAGCATCACGAGCAAGTGAAATAATGAATTGTTCGTTGACAACCCTACCACCGACTTTGTTGTCAGGATTTAATATGTCGTGGTTATGATAGTTGATAACCTCTAGTTTCAGCTTTGCGAGTTCTGATAATGTCTTAGTCATTTGCTAGTTCTCCTGTGATGTGGTGCGAGGGACATCCCCGCAACACGGCCCAACATCCTCATGGCAAAACGCGACTCAGGGAGTCGTGCTTGCAGTTCGCATAGAATCCCCACAAGGCACAGCCAGTTACCTATCGCTAGCATTATCACAAGTACAATGATCAGAGCTAAGAAAGGATTCGTCATTGCGAACTGTTTTGCCTTGAAGGATTTGGATCAGGCGTGTGCGGGGTGGCACTAGCCTCCACTCATAGGAGAATGGCGCTATGACGCATTATCAACGAGCTACAAGCTGAGACTGGAGGTTATTAGCTGTTTGGTTGTTGGTAGTTGTTATAGTATGTCAACTGGTGAAATGCAGTGTGACGTAGGGTAATTAGTATAGTTACGTAACGTCACTATTGACAACCAATGTAGGAATAGTGTCGTAATGGGGGGAGAGAGGGAGAGGGGGGCTAGCGAATGAGACATAAGCCCCAATGTTTAAACAATCCTTCTTTATGATAGCTTACTGAGTTTAGCTAAAC